AGGTGTTACGGACTCCAAGGAGTACTTGGTCAGTTCTCTTGCCTGCCTCCTTGTAAAGGGCGTGGTGGCCCTCGTGCCAGGGCTGGTACCTACCCAGCATAAGAGTTGTAGGTGCAGACCAGTCATGCAGGCCAAACTGATTAATAATTTCTGTTGCTTTTTCGTTTGCGTCCCACTCATGACTAATAAAGGCCATGTCAAAATTACCTGGGACTTCAAACATTTTATTAGTATCTTCAAATCTACTTTCTTCAATTGTTTCCATATAGATTAAAATATCTGGCTTGCCAAATGCTACACGAGTTAAATCTGTTGGACATACAAAGTCAACGATTACAGGAGCAACACCTTGCTTAGCAATAAGCCTTGCCATCTCTCCCATACGACGAGCCTGCTCAAGTCTATCCTCTGGTGCAAAACCTAAGTCTGAATTTACAGTTGCACGAACCTCATCTGCATTAAGATGAATAGCATTAATTCTTTCTTTGAGTGCCTTGGCTAACTCTGTCTTTCCTGAACCTGGAAGACCAATAATCTGAATAATCATTTAATTTTTCCATTCTCATGACAAATTTCTTTTATTAACTCGTTAACTAGTATATCATTCTTCTCACTAAGTTCATGTGGCATTCCATTAAACTCCCACCTATGGGTATTAATCATTGCATCAGTTATACCTTCAGTTTCTAGCAAAAGTAATTTTTCTTTAACAAAATCTCTTGTTCCTATTATAGACATATCCACATACCTGTAACTTTTTGCATGTAAAAATTTTTTATACTCTTCTGCTTCTAACTCAGAATCTAGTATTATTGGGCATACAGAAACCATAATGTTTTTTATTTCAGAAAATCTATCAATGTTATTCCTGTAGTCATCTATCATTGATAAAGAAGTTCCATTTAAAATTTTTGCAGTCTCTATTGTGTATTCAGAGTGTCCACTAAAAATAAGTTCTGGAGTACTATTTGTAAATGAGTAAAATTTATATTGATCTACAAATTGACGAACAAACTCAGTTCTTTTAACTATGGAGTCTAGGCTTTCTGTGTTTCCATATATATCTGTTTGTTCTGGCTCACCTTTCATACTATCTACTCCGCCAGCAAGAAAATTAATTGATATTCTGTTTTTATCTATTTCGTCAAATGCTTTAACAACCATTGCTAGATATTGTGGACTCATGTGGTATGGCCTTAAAGCAAGCATGTATTTTATTTTATCACCAGAAACCAATGCTGCTGCTGCCTTTATAAAGTAATCTGCAGATTTAGAATGAAAAGTTAATAAAACAGATTGATACCCTATGGTTTCAAGATTAGAAGATATTTCTCTTAACTCTAATGGGTTGCGAGAGGATCCCCTTAATAAATAATTAAAGTTAATCATTTAATCTAGTTTTGATCTTTCATCAACTACTGTTATGGCAAACTTCATCATTTTTTTATATCCTTCAGGGTTATCCATAATCTTGTTGTAGTGATGACCACAAAAAAGAAGTTCTCCATTTAAACCAGCAACCTTAACAAGGGCCTCTGCTCCACAAGAATCACATCTATCGGTTACTTTAAGCACCCAATCTTTAATTTCTTCAGGTGTTTTTATCATAGTCTTCATAGTATACTGCCTATTTCTTTCTATTATCAGTGGAATAAAATCCAATACCGTTGAAAACTGCTCCTACATTAGAGTATACACGAACTAGCGTGTGATTGCAAGTCTCGCATGTATATCCAGGATCATTTTCTTTAATAGAACGTTCCTTGATATATCTTTGTGCACATGGCATACAATCATATTCGTACAGTGCCATAGGCTACTTCTTCTTTTTTGCTTTTACTGTCCAGACTGGTACATTGAGTGCGTCTCCGCCCCACTCATACCCAAGTACTTTAACAACAAAACGAATAACTTTAATACGCATTACTTAACTCCTTTTCCGAACTTATTCCATGCTCTTTCATGTAGAAAAAATCCCAACATTTCACATAGAGTATAAATAATTGCAAATGTACCAGAATATTCCCAGTGGGCCTCGCCAGTAATAGCCATTTCAAAAAAATAGACTAATGTGCCAACAAACAAAATATGAACTGCTGGCCAAGTGATTGACTTATATAAACTTTTCTTATTTGATTCCATTATAGGGCCACGGAACCTTTCGCTGCGCCACCTGATGATTTCTTTACTGCTGGCTTTACGGACTTCTTTGCAGCATCTGCTGATGTTGTCTTAACAGGTGTTGCTGCCAACTTGTTTAGCAGTGGAGCATTTTCTTCTCCAGCATAAACTGGACGACCCCAACCAATTACAGCATTAACCAACTTCTTCTTGTTATTTTTTACATAGCCACGAGTCTTTTCAACGCACATTCCTCCGTTGCGTTGATCTCCCTTGGCAGTTCCTGAAGTGTTTCCTTCAATAACTTGGATTGTTCCGTCGCCATTATTCTTAATGCAAATACCAACATGGGAAATACGATTTACGCCATCTTCTGGGAAATCAAAATAGATCCAGTCTCCTGCTTGTGGATCATCATTGCGAGCATCTGACCAACGCTCAGCCTTCTTAAACCAGTCTGCTGCTGCTACTGTTGATGCAGACTTAGGAAATGATTTTACTCCCGCAGTAAATGCTGCCCAAGAAACAAATGATTGGCACCATGGCTGAAAGTTAACCTTGATCCATGCACCATACTTTGTTTCGTTATCTTTAGGGCCTTCAATTGTGCCCACTTCCTTTTTTGCAACCTCGATGATTGCTTCTACTGATCCTTTTGCTGCCATGATATCCTCCTTGTAGGTATCTTTATATAATTATATCACGCTGCCCCACCTGGCCTCGATCCAGGGACATCCGAATTAACAGTTCGGCACTCTACCATCTGAGTTATAGGGCAAGGCAGGCAGTTTTAGTCATGCCCAGGACTTATAACTACTTACCGTTATATGGATACGATAGTATCTTTGGAAGAGATGATACATATTCTCCAAAGGTTTTGTATGTATTTTTAGAAACATACTTTGCTGCTGCAAGAACAGTTGCTCCAGAAGTTCCAGATGTATCTACCGTTGTTCCGTGGTATCTTACGATCAAGGTCTCTGCAACACCAAGGACATCAAGTCCTGGACCACGATTTGTAGATTTTGCAAAAATGTGAGACTTTGTTGTATTGTCAAACCATGATGCTCCAACTCCGATAACTCCAGAGACACATGATGGATATCCAACAACATTTAAAGAACCATCATTTCCAGTTGCAGCAAAGGTTGGAATATTCTTTAAATTTAAAGAAGACACTGCATTAATAACTACAGAATTTGTAGTGCATGCATTTAAGTTATTTGCTGATATAGATGAAAGACTAATTGAAACTGCATCAATGCTATATTTTTCAGCGTTCTTTGATACCCAATCAATTGCAGACTGCAAAGACTTTGCATCTTGAAGAATATTTCCAGAACTTGTAATGTTGGCAACTCTAACAAATACAATCTTTATGTTTGGATCCACTGTAAGTGCTGCCTGAGTCATGTTGTGGCCGTGGTAGACAGAATTGACAATTGAAGAATGCCACACATGTGAATTTGCAGACCCCTTGCCTTCCATAAAGTTTGTCTTGTTTGGACATGAATTGTTTTGTGTAAAGCATGCTTCATAAATCACTGAAGTAATTTTGTCAGAATTAACTGCTGAATCAATAATTGCTAAGACCTTCTGGTCTTCTGCTTGTGCTGGTGAAATTGCTGTAAATGCAATTGCAATTGATAGTAGTGCTAGTAGTGCTTTCTTCATTTTGTTTCTCCTTGTTGTTGTTATTGTTTGATTTTTAAAACTACTTGGCAAGGGTCTCCGCCCTCTTCCCATTCTTGCTGTTCTTCATCTGTCATGTAGGGATCTCCTTCATGAGTATTGCAGAACGGTTCAGTTACCCATCCCCGCTCAATTCCATTTTCAAGCCAGATCTCAAACTCATCAAAGTCTGACTCTATATTCTGAATGTCTTTTAGAATCTCTTCAAACTCTTCGCTCATATACTAAGTATACTCCTAGATACTAACGATGTCAACTGGACCCATGCATGATGGGTTAAATTTAATTGCAGCATTTACTGCTTGCATCACTCTATTCCTTGCATTTTTTTGTTTATCTGTTGCATACAAAACACCGTATGCATACTCTGCTCCTGAACCCATAGCAAGGTATGGAAGTGTATACTTAGATAAAGACATGTCAGCAGAACTATGCTCGTATATATTTCCACGAACTGCAATTATCAAACCAAGGTCTCCTTCTTTTGATGTGTCAACCCAAAACTCATTGTAAAACTCTTTAAGTTCTTTGATAAACCTTGTCTGCATAAATCTATCTGTGTCTTTAATATTAGGAGCAGATGGCTTAAAGTTATAACGGATTCTTTCTCCGTCCATTGATCCAGCATATCCAATTAAGTATGGACCTATCTTCCAAACCTTTGGTGCTTCAAGTGCTAGAATGGTACCATCATCTGATGCTCCACGATCCCCAGCCATATAAATTTTGTCTTCATGTTTTACAACGGCAATGCAAGTCACAGGTAGAAGCCCTCTCCAGATAGGTTATACTCAAGTATACCATTGCCCAGAGAGGGCTGTCAACTATGGGTGATAATGACTAATTAGCCTTTTTATCTACCGTTCTAAAGGCGTCATTTATTTCTGATAATGATAGCCTTCCATCGTCCAAAAAAGCCCTTGCCAGTCTCTCAATAACTGTTGCTACACCTAAGAGTCCTGCAAGCATTACTGCCTGTCCTGTTTCAATTCCTACTACGGCTCCTGCTCCCAAGACTGATAGTCCTGATGCTGCGAATACCGCAAGAATTCTCATTAAGATATTTGTTATTGCTTTCTGTGGGTGATCGTTCTTTGGGGGTTCTACTATTTTTTTAGTTGCCATTTTTATTTATCCTTTCTTAGCGGGATTGTAATTAGCCAGATAATTGTTGTTGCCATTACAGCAATACCAACAATGTCTCTTGCTGATCCCGTCAAAGTTAGCCATGCGATAAAGAAGCCTAGGAGGGTGAATGCCTGTGCGATTAATTCCATTCCTGCGTCTTTAAACCATTTAGTTAATCCCTTGAGTGATTTACCTACAAGACTAACTGCTTTGTTGATTATTTTCATTTGTTCCTCCTTATGACTGCCCCTGCAATTTGTGATACGATGATCACTGGGACAATTACTTCTTGCGCTTTTTCTCTCTGATCATCTGTCATATCCATACCTAACTCAGAGAAATTAGATAGGAGTTCTACTGGGTCCACTTCAAATACTGCTCCAAGTGGGTCTGCTAAAAATGCTTCTGTTTGTACTTCTGTCGTTGCATCTGCTAATGTAAATGGCATCGGGGTATCTCCTGCATCCCCTGATCTTTCTGCAAACTCAACAAACGCTTCTGCAACTGCAGGATTTGACTTCATTACTTCTGCTACCTTTGCTACCTCTGCTGAAGAAATACCAAGGTTTGAAGCAATCTCTTTCTTTGCTTCTTGCGTCAAAGATTTAAGTGTTTGACTAACTGCTGCAGTCTGCTCTGTTGAAAGTTTAACTAATTTGTTATCTCTGCTTGTAAGGTTTGCAATAACACCAGACAAATCTTCCGCATTTCCTGTACCCTTTTGTGGAATAAGTGCTGCTAATACTTCATCTTTGATTACTGGATCAACATTTTCTGCTGGCCTAAATTCTGGTCTTGGCAATGGCTTGGGTTCTGGTGAAGGCTCTACAGGAGGCTCTGGAGTGGGTTCTGGCTTTTGTTCAGGGCTTGGGGCAGGTGTTGGCTTAGGCTCTTCTGGTTTAGGCTTATCTGTTGGTTCTGGCTTAGGACCTGGAGGTGTTGGTTTTGGATCTGGGTTTTCACTTGGTGGAGTTGGTTTAGGCTCTGGATTATCTGTTGGAGGGGTTGGCTTTGGTTCTGGCTTATCTGTTGGTGGGTCAGATGGCTTAGGCTTTTCTGGTTCAACGGTTGGCTTTGGTTCTGGAGAAGGCTCTGGCTTAGGGGTAGGCTTGATGGCTGCTGCAGCATCGGCTGCTGCTTGTGCCTGTGCTGCTGCTTGTGCTATTGCTCTTTGAATTTCTCTTTGTGATTGTTCATCATAGTAACGCCATGCGTTATCAATGTAGTTGTTAAGATAATTAATTGCTTGATTGTATGCGCTGATTGCATTATTTTTATTTTGGAGTGCCGTTGCAACATTTAAAACTGAGTTGTTATATTCATTTGTTTTATTAGTTAGTGTTTGATTGTAACCATTTAATGTTGAAACTGCTTGATTATAAACATTTAGTTTGTCATTGTATACAGCCTGTGCTGAGGCAACTGCATCACTTGACTCTTGGCTTGGACCACTACCTATAATAGTTTTTATAATTACATTATCAATAACGTACCAGTCACTGTTGTGTGCCCAAAAATATATCTCATGAATTTGTTTACCAGGGAGGGCATCTAAAACTTCTTGATGAACAAATCCTGGATAATTTGAATTAACATTGTCTTGAATTGTAAAGTTATATGTTGTTCCATCTGTATGCCTGACCATAGCAGTGGCATCTCCATTTTTTGCATAAACGGAAAATTTAACCTGAGTAACTGATCCCTCACTCCAATTGGCAACACGAAAAGCAAGTGTTTGACTTGGGGCTTGAAGATGCAACGCTGGTGGGTTTGTATAATCATTACTTGGAACCTGTTCGCTTCCATAAAAATATCCACCATTTACTGTTGATGATATTGGAACTTCAAGGCTATTATTTGAGTTACCGTTTGAGTCTATTGATCCAACTATAAATATACTAAGAGCACCTGCTGGCCAATTTTGTCTACCATTATTTATACTATTATTATTAAAATCTTCTGTTGTGATATCAGTTATTGAGCCAGACTGGGTTGAAAGGTTTATGTTGGCCACATCAAGAGCATCCTGTGCATTATTTTTATTAGTTAGGGCAGTTGCAACTACTGCTGTTTGTCCATCTACTGCTGATTGGGCTGATGCTTTTTGTTCCCCTGCCGTGGCTTTTAAGACAAGAGAGTTGTCGTATGAGGTAGAAGATTGGGTCTGGGTTTCTTTTGCAGATACGGCAAGGGTATACTTATCTTCTGCTTCTTCAATTAGTGATATGAATTTATCCTTGTAGCCAAGGTCGTCAATGCTATCGTTAAGGTCTTGTATTTCTTGGGCTGCTACTGTGAGGGGATCATCAGAGTGGGCACCTTCTGGGGAAATAAGAAGCCAGCCAAATGCTAATAATGTGGCTGCTGCTATTCGTATTAGTTTTTTAATTTACCTTTCCCCCTTGCAGACTGATGTCTGATAGGCTGATTATACCATTTTATTGCACAAAAAAGGGGCTACCGTAATTGGTAACCCCTTTAATGCTGGACTAATTACTTAACTAAAGTAACCTTTGCCTTTGGATTCTTCTTGTTCCAATTGTTTGCCAATGTGTTAAATGCCTTCTTCAAAGATGCAAGTGCTGCTGCGTTATCTGCAGTCAACTTAGCAATCTGTGCATCCTTTGCAGCAAGTGCTGCATCAGAAGCGACCTTTGCATCAGCAAGTGCCTTAGTAGAAGCAGCCTTTGCATCGGCAAGTGCAGTTGCAGAAGCAGCCTTCTCTGCTGCAAGAGCAGCATCTGAAGCAGCCTTAGCAGCAACAGCATCTGAAGCAGCCTTTACGACTGCAGCATCTGAAATTGCCTTAGCAGCAAGTGCTGCATCCTTAGCAGCAGTTTGTGCTGCAAGTTCTGAAACTAGATCACGAACTGTGATTTCTGCAAACGGTGCAAGTGCACGAGCAGGTAGACCAACTACATCAGTAGTTGTTGCATCTCCAGCAGTTGTTGGGCTGAATGTGATTAATGATCGTGTTCCAGTTGCTGGAAGTGTTGCGACAAACTTTGCAACTCCAAAATCTGAAAGTGTAGCACCAGTTGTTACTGTTGCTGTATCCATAACTGCTGTTGAAGCAAACACTGTTGCAGTGATTGACTTAGCAGATACCTTGTTACCAAATGTATCTGTTGCAGTTACTGAGATGTCTTGCTTTGTACCAGCAGCACCAGCAGCAGGAGCAGATACTGTAAGAGTATTAATCTTGCCAGCAGTTCCCTGTACGTAGTATGTAAGTTGTGTTCCACCGTTGGTGATTACAACTGTACCAATTGCTGTTGTCTTTGTGTAGACATAAAATGTTGCTGTTGTTCCTGTACCAGTTGCAATTGTCAAAGATGATGATCCTGATGTTGCTCCTACTGGTGCAGCAGTTGTGTGTAGTGCAGACACGATTGTTGCATTTGTTGCTACGACTGAAACGCTTGTTCCAACATCAACTGTTGCAATAAACTTTAGTGCGTCAGCAGCATCAACTGAGTTATCTGCAGGGACTGGCAATGATGCAGGCGTTGCGATTGCTGAGTTTGTAGTATTTGCTACAGTGTCAAGCGATACAGCGACTGTCATTACAGCAGCGTTTGCAGGCGTTGCTACGATTGTGCCCAAAGTCATGGCTGCAACCATGGCTAGTGCGATTTTCTTGAATGAATTCATTCGATATTCTCCTTGTTTATAGTGTTTTTAATCCATCCAAATAGTCTTTTATTTCATCTATTTGGCTAGGTTTATAGTGTATCACATTCCGACTTTCCATGTCAAACTGCTCTTCTGGAGTCTTCGGTCTGTCTTTAAAGGTATGAACCTCTACTTCAGTGTCTATATTTTTTGAGGTATGTGATATTGCCCCAAATATTGCTCCACACACAGCATCTGCCAAGTCCTTTGACTTCTTTCGTGGGTGGTCAACTCTATCATTTTTCATAATCTTTAACTGTGTTAGTTCATCAAATAATAAATCAATTGCAGGCATAGCAAGTCTTTCCTCATAAACAAGCATAGCCATATCCTCGTAGTGCTTCTTGGCAACAGAAACAGTATCAGTCTTCATTCCAACCTGCTTTAATTCATTTTGAATATCAAAGGATTGCCAACGGTCAAATGAAACCATGCCAATATCAAACCCTATCCTTCTAAGGTTCTGAATCCATTGCTTAACTTCTGAAAGATTAACTGGCCCTTCTACCTTTGGTTCCCACCACGCTACTGCATCTACTATTACAATTGGTGCTACCTGTTCGTAGTTATTAATTACTTGTATGTTTACCCATTTTTCTACATGTGCAATAGCAACTGCACACTTGTCGTGCTTCTGAGCAAGGTCAGCATGCACATAATATTTCTTAGTTGGATCTGGTTTAAATGATTCGTCAAACCTTCTAAAGTTATCCACAGGGTTTCTAAGTGTCATACATGCTCTTACTTTTTCCTGTTGCTTAAAGAATGCATCAGAAGCAAATGTTGGTACGCATGCAAAGCGCATCATTGCATCTCCAAGGTCAGTAATAAAAGCAATCTTAAAATCATCAATCTGTCTTGTTGGGTTTACTTCCCATGTAGGTCTTTTTAGTGCAAATACTCCAGGGTATTTGTATGAGATGATGTGGTCTTCATCCCAGGAAATTTCAAACTTATTGTTTGGGTCTGTGTCAGGTAGCAAGGGGTTAATAATAAACTCGTGGGTTCTTTCAACTACCTCTTTCTCAGCAACGACTGCGTCGTACTTCTCTGAGATATAGTCTCCTGGGTATCTTGGGAATGAAAGCAAAACAACTTTGCCAAGGTCTGGGAAGCGAGAGTCAACTGATCCACGGAAAGCCTTGTAAATATTTTCAGCAGTCTTTCCTTGTTCATTGCCTGTCCCAACTTCAGATGCAAAACCAGAGATCTCATCAAGCACTGCAAGAAGAAGGTTTAGTCCCTCATGTGATTCTCTTTCTGAGTGACCAGAGTAAACAGTTATAGACTTATCAAACTCAACTGAGTCTGCTTTTGCATAGTACTTTCCAGCAA